TGGGTAAGAAGCTGTTTATGTCTACACGCAGACTAGCGCCTCTAAAGGGCAAGACTAGAAAGCGAAAGGTTGTCAAAGAGTCAGATTGGATGACTTATTACGGATCAAGTGAAGAGGTTAAGCTACTCGTAGAAGAGCTTGGGCCAGACAATTTCGATAGAGAGATTATTCATCTATGTAATAAGAAAGGTGAGATGTCATATTTAGAAGCGTCCGAACAGTTCCAGAGGGGAGTTCTGCTATCAGACGAATGGTATAATGGCATTATCAACCTCAAATGCCACAGGAACCACGTTAAGGGTCTAATCGAGAAGTTTGGACCAGACGCTGAAGAAGAGCCGAGATTTCGTGAGCCTTGGCATAATCGATCATAAAAAAAGCCCCAATTAAGGGGCTTAGATACTACTTTATGTTACTTTGTATATGTCGAATGTACTCAGCCATTCCATGATCACAGAAGCTATCTAGATAGCCTTCACATACACCTTCCCAAAGACCACGAACTTTATCTTTGATTCTCTGCCAACCTGTCGGATTACGAAGATTGCCATAAGCATTGATGTAATGCTCTGTACCATGATGCTTGAATCCCATAAATCTAGGTGGTACTGATGTAACGATATCATTGTTATTCTTCCAACGATGATGTACAACACCTAATGAATTACAGTATCCTTTCCAACCAACTCGTGGCGAACCGAATGTGTACAACTCTACTGGATTTCCAAGAGATTCAGTGAACATACAGCGAGAAGCCATGATTGTTGCCATTGCGGCACCTAGTGAATGACCACAGAACCATAAATCTTTCTTAAGATTAGCAGTTCTATCGATGTCTTCAGAGATCATGGGCCATAGATCATCAACTTCTTTCTTGAATCCTTTATGGACTCTTGAAACAGTTTCAGCGACTACAGGGAATGCTCTCATATCAGCACCAAGATCCTGAAGTTCTGTAGGTTGAGTGCCACGACAAGCAATGACTAGATCACTCTTATTCTGAAATCGATATGCTTGTGCGCCATCTCGATTATAGAACTCGAATGTTGTGAATCCTAGCTTTCTTGCTTGCTTCTTTGCTACTTCTGGCTCATTGTATGCTATACTTGCTAGATTAGCAAACAGCAACGATCTTTCCATAAAGCTTAAATCTTTGATACTCAATTGATCACCTCCTCTTATCAGTTATTATAAATACAGTTATAATTATTTATATGATTTCAATAAGGAAACATAGATGTCGATATCAACCGTAATAGCCATAGACGATACTGGGACATTTCCTAGTGGAGGTTTTCAGTATTCTGGCAGACAAAAAACCTTTGCTTTCAGATCGGGCACTTGGCCAGCTAACACTGTCGTAAAGATTCAAGCTTCTCTTGGAGATGGAGTAGCAGGATCTTGGATACCTTTGACCGATAGCGAGGGCAATGAGATTCAGATAAGTGAAAACGGAATTCTAAACATTTCAGTTGGTCAATGTAAACTTAAATTTGTCGTCACCAGTGACGGCACTCCGAATATAGATGTGAGGATAACATAATGGCTGGTGGACAAAAGGTAACAGGAGCAGTAGCATTTACAGGAGTATCGGGAGTAGATGTAGTTAAGTTGGGTTCGGGTACGACTGACGAACTACGACCGTCTAAATTTAATAGCACAAGAGATGATATTAATTTAACTCAAGCGTGGCCAAACAATCTTCCGTCATATAAAGGTATGTTCCCCGAGAATTTCAATACAGCGTCTTCTGGTGATGATGCTGGCAAAATCTTTATGTCTACTGTGACAGCATCTTACGAAACTGGCGACTTAGTAGTATACTACAACGATGCGGATAATGCCACTACTCTTGGAATACCTAACTTAGCTATACGAACTCCCTACTATGCTATTGTAATTGATGAGAATAATATTGGTCTAGCAACTACATATTCTAATGCTTTAGCTGGCACTAGAATAACATTTGACGGAGACAGAAGTAGCACTCAAAGCGGTGGGCATTGTATTGTTGCAGTAAAGCATCTATGTATGATCAAGAACGCTCTTTTTGATTACAATAATCAGTTTCCTGTTTTCGGTCAGTGGAATGCTAACCCCGAATACGGTGTAATAACTTCGAGTGGTAACGCTTATAATGCTTTAAACTCAAACGGCTTTTACAACGATTACGAGCAATACTTAGCCCAGTGGAGACATTATGGACAAGTTCTTATCCCAGTGGCTGGCTGGAAAGCATCGGCCGTACAAACATTTCTTCAGAACGATGCTCCATACAGAAACTCAGGCATAGACACTCCTGCTCAAGCAAGAATTATTGCTATCGGTGGGTCAGGTACAATATATCCCGCAGGCACTGGGACTGCTTGGGCTGATAACCTTTTATATAGCCATGTTAAAGATTCTTATAAGAGTAGTGTCGACCAAAACACCGATCTAGTGGGTAACGCAAATCTATGGACTATGCATCAGTGGCAACAAGATCAGTTCTATGTGGGCACTTATATGCGGGCTGGTGGTAAAATTAGATTTGGCGCAAAGATAAGAGTCTCCGACGAAGATATGATACAGGACCTTAACTTTGGTGGATTGTATGTTAAATTGCAATATGTGTCAGATTCAAATGGACCTACAGCAAATATTTTTATGAGAAATCATATTGAGTCGATTACTGTTAAAAAGAAAGATATTGATTTAGGTTTACCGTCAGGTGCAATTCCTACCGGCAATTCTGCAGGGCATTTCAGTGGTGGCACATTCTCAAATGATGGCAATACGCCCAAAGTCGCTCAGGGTGGAACTACTTATACTCCAAGCAAAAATGCCAATCACAACATGACCGTTAATCATAATTATGTTAACGTAGAGGATCATGCTGACTTTAAAGAAGTGGTTGTTGAGTTTGATGTGCCTTCAGATTTTGTTGACAGTCAAATAACTACTCACTATCAGCCTTTTTACGTTGGAGCGAGTGGACATAATGTAACGATGACTCTTGCTATGCAATTTTCAGAGAATGGAAGTTATATGAATAATGCGTCTAATGGAAACAATCTGGAAGTGAATGCCAGCCAGATTGTTAGAAGTGTGCCGTACACTATTGTTGAAAACAAGTCTGGAGTAAACAATACTACTATGCTCACGCAAGATGAATTGCATAGTATTATGGCTACTTCAGCAGATGACTATCCTATCGAGTCTAGTGAGATGATGCAAGTAGGTGGCATATACACTATAGTAACAACTGGAAGCGAAATTTGGAATGGTATTGAAGCAGACGTTTTAGGAAAAACTAATCAGAACTTAGTAAATGATTACGACATTCTGAACGGAAATAATGCTGGTGTGGGATTCTGCTTTAAAGTTAAGAGTATAACTGGAACACTTAACGGAACAGGGACGGTAAGACGAGGTGGATATCACGAAGGCATGAATCTGTGTCCTAAAAATACCTCTACAGTAGCTAAGGGTAAGTTTATTAGACGAACCGGCACTATTCAGATGTATAGTCCATTTATAGAATATATCGCACCGGATCAACCTTAATTAGAGTTATCTATAAATAGAACAATAGAAGTTAATTATAAACAAAGGAAATAATGATGGGAATCGCAACTTATCAAGCAATAACATTAGACGCATCTACTGCAACAGGGACATTTCCTGCGAGTGGTGGATTGGCTTACTCTGGTGGTGAAAAAACTTTCGCTATCTACGGAACATGGGGTGGTGCAACAGTAAAGGTTGAAGCTGCATTTGATGACGGAACGACAGCCGCTAATTTCATTCCTCTATCTGACGCAGAAAGCTCAGAACTCGCATTCATCGATAATTCTATATTTCGATTGGTTTTAGGTCAATGTAGACTACAATTCAAGATTACTGGTTCTACCTCAGCTACTAGCTTGTCTGTAAAAGTTTCTTAATACTTTTTGATCATATGTACTATGAGTAAATGTGATGATCTTACAGACACAATCTGGTTAAAATAAAGCTTGACATTCTACTCTACTTGTTGTATAATAGCTACTTAATTGATGAGAAACCATAATATGTTAGTACAAGCAATACAATTCGCTACTGAAATGCACAAGGGGCAAGTTCGTAAATATACTGGCGAGCCCTATGTTGAGCATCCCATCGCAGTAGCTGACCTAGTTGAGGAATACCTAGACACTAATGACTACTCTGACGAAGATATAGTCTATGCTATGGTTGTTGCTGTTCTTCACGACACTGTTGAAGATACTGTAGCGACAATTGAGACCATCGCTGAAATCTTTGGTAAAGAAGTTGCTAAAGGTGTCTGGTTTTTGACCAAAGCTCCCGACTTTGTAGGTGTCAGAGCTGAACGAAAGGCTCTCTGTAGAGCAAAATTAGCAGCCGCACCTCGTATCATCCAAATCATCAAGACCTTCGATATGAAGCATAATAGCCTCAGTATTGAAGAGTATGATCCAAAGTTCTGGGATCTCTTCCAGAAAGAGACAGATAGTCTTCTGTCTGCCATGAAAACCACTGAAATATTCTAAAATAGTACTTGACTTTACCTCTAGTTGTGTTATAATATATACTTAATGACTTGAAGAGAATATGATTATGAATGAAGCTATCGAAACCCTCAAAAAAGCAATCATCGCAGATTATGTCCTTTGGAACAGTAATAGGGACTATGACGAAGACTTTAAAGCAGATCGCATTGCAGAGTTCGCAGAAGAACTTGTCATTGAAGAAGCCCGTAAATATATCAAAGTATTCACTAATGGTGGTTTCACTAATGGTGGTGGCACTATCTGGGGCTTCATCATGAAAGAAGATGATGATAAGTTCAAGAAAGGCGATCTTCTTAAAGCCGCTAGTTGGTCTGCTCCTGCTCGAAACAAGGCACGAGGAAACATTCTCACTGACGACTATGAAATTCGATGGACAGGACCTTTATACTTATGAGTCTAAGAGTAAAGCTAATCCAACGCATGGATGCCCTACAACAAATGATGGAGTCTAATCTCCATCTTTCTGACCCTGAGACAGTCTTAGAGTTGTTAGATAAAGTTAAGTTTGCGTGGTCTGCACTGAGCGAAGAAGATCGTGAATATATAGAAGGTGTAGAGTATGCAATTGAAGCCCAATCTGATTGGGATGTTTAAAACGGATAGTGCAGAGAACTTCGTTTATATAAATAATAGTATCAAGCGGTTATGGTGAAAGGGATATCACAGGGCTCTTCTAAAGCTCTATTCTAGGTTCGAATCCTAGTAGCCGCACCAATTACTAAAGGTACTATTATGAGTAAGTGTAAGCACTGTAAGCAAGAGTTCGAAGTATTAGATAAGCCCAAAGGATGGATGGCAAATCATTCTAGGTGGTGTGACGATAATCCTAAACGAAAGGACTATAGTAGCGATTTGGTGAAGGCTAGAGCCGCAATAACTGTACAACACAATCAGTTCACCAAAGCTAAGTCAGAGGGAAGAGAAATAGAATCGAAACTTGCTGGTCGATCAAATCTTCATTGGAAAGGCAGAACTCACTCAGAAGAGACTAAGCAGGTGTTGAGAGAAAAGGCTTTAGCATCACCACATCGTAGATTACGAAAGGGTATGGTTGAATACAAAGGAATTATGCTAGATTCTTCTTGGGAGTTAGCACTAGCGATTCGCTTAGATGAATTAGAGATTAGGTGGATAAGACCAGATCCAATACCTTGGGTAGACGAAGAAGATATTACTCATAACTATTTCGGAGACTTTTACTTGATTGATTATGATTTGTATCTAGATCCAAAGAATCCGCAAGCAGTAAAGGTACAGAAGAAAAAATTAGATATACTATTGACACAATACACAAATATTGTTATAATAGACTCGCTAGAAAAATGTAAGAACTTTACAATTTAGGCGCACCATTAATAACAGGAGATACCATGTCTGAAGATAATACTGAAATCCAACTTGAACTCGATTTAGAACCAGAAGCTGACATCGGAGCTGTGCTGACAAAGAAGTCAGATCGCTTGAATCGATCCTTATCGGCTAGAGCTTCTAGAAAGAAAGCTAAGGCTATTCAGAAGTTGAAAGCAATCAAGGCTGAGATAGAATCATTCAGAATCTTTAATAAGAGTAATGGCAAATAATGATCTGCCTGAATAAGGAATGGATATAGTACTATGAGTGATAGATGGATAAGATATTGCTTAATAGATAGCTATGTCAAGGAAGAACTTGTGCGATACTATATCTGTAATTTGTTTCGTGAGCTAAACATACATAGATTATCCAGCAAGTGTGTTGATATAGAGTTTGTTGATGAAATAGATGATCAGTCGCAGGGTGAAGCGATTGGTGATAAAGATGATGTGTCCATAAAGATTGCTAGAAACTCATGCGGAGCAAGTATGAGTTTTCTCAATCAGATGCAGACATTAGCGCATGAGATGGTTCACACTAAACAGTTTCTTAGAGGAGAGTTAGGCTACGATTCTAAGGGAAACTTTAAATGGAAAAAAGAAGTCATGGAAGGAAAGAAGTACACTGAGCAGCCTTGGGAGCTAGAAGCTACCAGTTTAGAGAGATCGTTATTTCTCAAATGCTTTCCTTTTGATGAAGAGAAAACAGAGCTATTATGAAAATTGAAATAAGTGTATCAGTTGATACGATTGAAGATAAAGATATTGGAAAGGAACTTGTTGAGGTGCTAGTAGCATTGAAAGAACGACTTGACCAACTAAACTATGAAGAAGATGAATCTTAACCAAGGAGAATGAAATGAGTTATAGTAAAGATGATGTTGTGAGTGTGATTACGAATGCGGGCGAGTATGTTGGTCGATTTAAAGATGAAAGTACTTCTACCTTTACGATCACAAAGCCAAGAATGTTAATTAGTGGTGAGGGTGGTGTGGGGTTCGCACGAGGTATTTGTGTGACTGGTAAGGAAGATGTAGACGAACTTACTTTCTTCAAAACTGGTATTGTGTTCACCACATATACTAGCGATATTGTAGAAAAGGCTTTTGTTGAGTGTGTTAGTGGCATCGTCCTACAGTAATTTTACTTGACAGACTCTGCCCGATGTGATATAATTCTGACTGATTAGAGCTAAGGACTATATGATGAAAAACAAACTAGATAAATTGTTTGATAGACTTAGACAAGAAGGCTGGTATTGTGGATGGGCAGAGACTTGTTGTCAATCTTGTGCTTGGGACTGTCTACCATTCGAGCATGAGATTGGCCCATTCAAAGGCGAAGATGTCGATTTCAGCAAGTGCTTATTCAATCACGAGCAAGACTGTGAGAATGAAGAGTGGTGCGAAGATGCGTCTGAGGACGAGATTGACGACTACGTGTATGATGGTGAAGGTACAATGGAAACATATTCTTCTGATGAGATGAGCAACTCCTCATTCTGTTTTGGTGGTGATAAGAAAGGCATTAAGAACTTGAAAGAGATTCTTCCTATCATTGAAGAGATGGGATGTACTTATCGTTGGAATCAAAAGGGCGATCAAAGAATCAGTATAGACTGGGGTGATGAATGAGTGAAGAAAAGAGAGAGAGTAAAGAAAAAGTTGCGAAATTAGTGAAGAATTGTCTTGAAACACCAGACGGTACTGTGTTATACTCTCGTAGTCGCCATGATTATAAGACGCATCTAGATGCTAATGGTAAAACATATATGATCGATGGTGGTCTTGACTATGTGAGATGTTCAGCTAATGGCGATGAGATTCATCGTTGCGTCTGGGATGACGATCCGTTTGACAAGGTGCGTAAAGCAGTCGAATGGGGTACTTATGGAATCAATGGTGATCAGCCTTTGAAGTGGGTAAAACTGTGTGATATGGAAACTGATCATATCAATGCTGTGTTGAAAAATGTGCCATCTATCGGTGACTCTTATGCTAGAGCATTTAGATTAGAACTTGAATTAAGAGCAATTAGAGAAGAAGTCTCGTTTGTTACATCAAATAATTAATATTGGAGAATAGTATGAAAATGTTAGGCGGTTACGTGCTCGTTACTGAGGTTGAGAAAGAAACAACAACAGCAGGTGGTATTCTTCTTACCGCAGACACTAAGCTAGATAAAACGACTCAGCCAGGATTGGTATTGGTCGTAAGTAAGGATGTGCAAGAAACTGAAACCATTGATGTTGGCGATCAGGTGTATCTCACTTGGCCCGAGTCTCAGCCAGTCAATGTGGATGGTAAGAAAGCCGCAATCATTCACTACAAGCACATCAAAGCAGTATTGTAATGTCAAAGAAGTTCATTCATGTGAATCAGCATAAGATTCGTTCTAATCTGAAACATGGAACGAATGAAGCTGTAATCACTGTTAAAGAAGGTAGAAAGAATACTTACGGACATTCAGTGGAAATACATGGCCCTAGTAAGATAGTGTATAGCGGTGGCGACAATAAACCATTACTATCTTGTGGGGCTAGAGTTGTGATCGAGACTGAATCAGAGATAACTATATCATGAAGTGGTGGCGTATTTGGGCTAAATCACTAGGAGAGAAAGTTGGAGAAACTAATAAGCAAGCTGACAGTGTTGCTATTATCCGTACTATTTGGTGGGTGGTTCATATGCTCACTTGTATATTCATTATACTTAATGCCATAGCAAATCATGGCTGGGTACTAATTGGATTATAGTCCCACTACCTTGGGACCGACCTGAGTATGTCACGAAACTGCTCACTTAATTAAAACAGAGGTACGTAATATGAGCGCAACACATGGTGGAAAGGGTAGCAAACAGCGACCTACTGCTGATCAGAAGAAGTTTGATAATAACTGGGATGCTATATTTGGCAAGAAAGATAAGCCAAGTGTAGTACGAGGCACTAGGCCTACTGCTGTAGACGATTGTGCTACGGCACAACAAGAGAGCGCCAGTAAGCGAAAAGAGAAGTGAGTATTATGTTATTAGAATTTATGTATGGGTTTTTGTTATCATTTGCTATTATACTATCAATCATCATAGCCACTATTATAGTTACTAAAACTTTTTTGTGGATTAACCGAAGATTATAATCAATGCTTAGTCCTATACTGTGTACTCTTTGTTTAACGATGGCAGAACCAATGTCAACAATGGACAAACTAAAACAAGATTATGATATGGAGTGGACGATCATATATGGTAAGAAGTCATATTTCCATATTGATCTAAGCGATAAAGATTACTTCGAAATAACATTCACTAAGCATTTTTAATAGGACGATTATGATAACCCAACTGGAGAAGTGATATGGGTACAAAATTAGCAGGTATCATGGCAGTAGTGACATTCATTGTATGTGGATTGTTCTACTGGTACTACAGCGACACTCAAGAGCGTCTAGCTATCTTAAACAGCAATAACGCTAAACTAGAGACAGCCGTTCAAATTAGTGAAGAGGCAGTTGAATCGCTTCAAGCAGACTACGAGAAAGCTAGTGAGCAATTGAACATTCTCAACGAAGAGTTCGCAAGCATACGAAAACAGAATCGTGTATTATCTGACAAATTGGGCAGACACGATCTAGGTAATCTAGCAGAGAAGAAGCCTGGTCTAGTACAGAAAGTGATCATTAAGGCTAGCGATAAAGCGAATAGATGTTTTGAAATTATATCTGGTTCAGACTTAACTGAAAAAGAAATGGAGGCTACAAATGGTAAATCGTTCAATAGTGAATGCCCTTGGTTGTTTACTGACAATAGTACTGATTAGTGGCTGTAGTAGTATGCCCAAGCAGATCACAGTATCTGCTAAACCTATCGATAAGCCCAAGCTAGTCCTGCCTAATGCTGACGAACTTGATCTTAGAAGTGTAGAGTGGTACATTGTCACGATAGAGAACTGGGAAGAGCAGTACGAAAAGTTAGTTAATAGCGGTAGATCACTAGCCTTCTTTTCTCTAACTGATAAAGGATATGAAAATTTAGGATTAAACATATCTGATCTTAGAGCTTATATTCAACAACAGAATGCTATTATAGGTGCCTATGATGCATACTATTTGCGGTCAGAAGAGACGTTTGATAAAGCAAACGCTGAAGCAGAAGAAGCTTTTGAAGAGCAAACAAAGGAAAGTGAGAAAGGATTTTTCGGTAGACTAATAGATTGAGGTTATTATGAGTAAAAAATATGCAGTTGTGACTACAGTTCACACATTCAGACATCGTTATGTGATATCAGAAGAACGACTTCAGAGTCTAAACACAGATGATCCTGTTGAGCTAGAGTGGGCAAATGATACTGTTTTGATGGAAGAGGTAGATGAGTTTTCTCAAAAGTCTCTTGGTGAAACTATAGTCGATTGTGAGTGGATGAAAGAAGATGATGTTCTAGAACTATTTGACAAAGATAACGACTATCTGTCTAAGTGGACTAAAGAGCATAAATTAACATGGATTAATCACGGCTTAAAGCTTGACAGAGACGATGAAGTCTGATATAATATACAAAATCTGGAGACAACCATGGTAACTATATATGGATCAATGACGTGTTTTCATTGCTTAAGATGTAAGCAGATGCTAGAATCTCTAGAGATAGAGCACGAGTATCTTGAAGTTGAAGACGCTGAAGTTGGTAGAGCCTTTAGAGAGTTATTTCCAGAAGCAGAGGGAATACCTCAAATACTGTGGGAAGGGCAGCACTTAGGTGGATACACTGAACTGACTCATAAGATTGATGAATTTATACTTAATAATGAAGGAGAAACACCATGAAAAAATCTGAAGTAGTTGAGCAATTGGGTAGCGGCGTAGTGAATATTGAGTTCACTAAAGCTGATGGATCGTTAAGAGTTATGAAATCCACACTATCTTCCGAACACGTTATATCGGATGTCTCTAGCGAAAAGTCTGCTGGGGTTCAACGTATTGCTGAGAATGTTCAGCCAGTATGGGATGTCGATGCGAAAGGATGGAGATCATTTAGATGGGCATCTATCACTGAAGTTAATGGCGTTAAGACTCCAAGCGGAGTTGATGTTAGCGCATAAAGTTGTAAGTCCTCATCAGGCAGTAGGTAATCTAAATTCGCCAAAAGCGATACTTACAGCTTATTGACCTGATGGGGCTAATTTGTTATTAAGCTATCTTTTGCTATATAAGTGTTGACAAGTGATAATTATTATGATATTATGTGTTATTAAATTTGTGGAGTAGAATATGGCTAAAGTTAAGAAAAGAGTTGTTAGACGAGGCAATGAAGCTAAACTAGCTGAAGAGAAGAATGTAGGAAGTGAGATCATCGACTGGACAGACATTGCACCAGATCGATTCTCTAAATCAGTCTACGAAGCTATGAGACACTACTCATACTTCTACGGTCAGAAAGATTATGTGTCTTGGACAGTAGACTGGGTGAAATCCAATCGACCTAGTGATCTAAAGTCATACAAAGCAGGCGAAGACTGGAGAACATCCTCTACGCTTGGCTCTCTAGTTAGAATCCATTCTATGGGTGCGCCTATTCCTGAGTCCTATGTGGACTTCATCAACAAACAAATCGACACCGTAGTTAGCTTCGGTAAAATCAATATCGAGAGTGCTGTAGAAGAAGTCGTATCTGATGCCCCTGCCGTTAAGAAGAAGAATCCCTCTGAGTTATTGAGAGAGAAGACTCTAGGCGTTCTTGGTGAGATCGAGGGGTTTATTGATGAACATCTTGACGGATCTTTAGATAAGAACTTCTCTCTGTATACTCACTTAAAGGGTATAGATGCGGCAGCCCAAACTGCTCGTGATATTGCTAAGGCATATCGAGAGATGGAAGCCGAGTTGACTGAGTTGATCGTAGAGAAGACAGAGGATCTAGTTGAAGGCTATAGCCACTTGACCCTATCGCAACAGAAGAAGTTGTTGAAGCTAGTCTCTGGATTCATTAGTGATAGTGAGAAGTTTGTGTTGAGTAAGAAAGCAACACGCAAGCCTCGTGCTAAGAGAGCTACTCCTGCAACTAAGCAAGCTGAGAAAGTTATATATCAGAAAGAGTCTACAGACTATAAGATAACCAGTACAAGTCCTGCTCACATTGTTGGTGCTACTGAAGTCTATCTCTTTAACACTAAGACAAGGGTTCTCAAGTATCTTGTCACGGATAAAAGAGAAGGCTTTATTATTAGCGGTACGTCAATCAAGAACTATGACAAAGAGTTATCGTTCAAGAAGAAGCTACGGAAGCCTGAAGAGACTATTGACTCTATCAACAAGGTCACTAGGATACGAGCACTGAAAGCTTTCAAGGCACTGAAGACTGCCGAGACTCCAACAGACGCTAGAATCAACGCTGATACTATAATACTAAAGGTTAACAAATGACAGGTAATATAATAGATTTCCGCAAAGCCTCTGATAAGAAAAAAAAGCGAGACGAAGAGATAGAGGAACTCGTACTTGAAAGTGACAAGGAAGTCGCTGAGATATTCGCCCTAGTTAATGCCAGAGAAACTGTATGGGCATTGAGAGGTATGGGAATCAACGTAGAGAAAGACCCCAAATCAATGCTTGATATAATGACTATTATAGAGGCATCGAAGTCTCTTGTTTATCGTTCTATCGGAGAGGAGTATCCTTTTCAACAGGTCTCTGAGGCTTTATTTGAAGATGCTGAGGATAAGATCGAACAGCCTATGCAGAAAATACTAGACGAATTTATTGAAAATATGGAAGAACACTTCGATGGAGTTGACGATGATTGATTATACGTTGAAGAAAAATTGGGATAGTTTAGATAGCCTCAATAAGAGGATCACTAGCGACTACAAGTCTAAAAAAACTAAAGAGAAAGTTAAGACGTATGACGGCATACAAGTTATCACCAATATGTTCACTTACGGTCTGTTTGACGGTGAGTTGACAAAGACTAAATCAAAGCCTAAAGTAAAAGTTAAAAAATAACTTGACATGGCCAATTATCTATGTTACTATAGATGTTCATAAATTAAGTTAGGAGAAGAAGATGATATTGGTAGATATGAACCAAGTCATGATCGCAAATATGATGATGCAAATAGGCAATCATCAAAACGCAGAAATAGACGTGAATATGCTTAGGCATATGATTCTTAATACACTACGCTCTAATCGTAAGAAGTTTGGTGACGAGTTTGGTGAACTGGTTATCTGCTGTGATGACAAGAATTACTGGCGTAGACAGATGTATCCATATTATAAAGCCAATCGCAAGAAGTCACGAGATAGCTCTGAGTTGGATTGGAATGCTATTTTTCAAGCACTCAATACGATTCGTGATGAGCTAAAGACCTTCTTTCCGTACAAAGTTATTCAGATTGAGACCTGTGAAGCTGATGATATCATTGGCACAATTGCTCACGAAGAAGGTACAGCACTAAACACCGGTGAGCCCATTCTTGTTCTCTCTGGCGATAAGGATTATGTACAGTTACAAAGCTACGCAAACGTGAAGCAGTATGATCCAGTGAGAAAGCGTTGGATATCTAACTCTAATCCTGAGAAGTATTTGGCAGAGCATATTCTTAAGGGTGATGCTGGTGACGGTATACCAAATGTCTTGTCTCCTGACAATTGCTTTGTTATGGGAATACGCCAGCGACCAGTTACACAGAAAAGAATAGCTGAATGGACAGATATAAATAATATGCAGGAAGAAGTAAAGCGGAATTATATGCGAAACAAAGCATTGATAGATTTGACTGAAGTGCCTCAGGGTATGAAAGATGAAATCTTGAGTGCTTGGCGTGAAGAAGATGGTAGAGATAGAAGTCAGCTATTGAACTATTTTATCAAAAACAAACTAAGAAACTTAATGGAATGTATAGGGGAATTTTAAGATGTCTACAGTATCCTTGGCAGAGATAGTAAACACTGCTCGTGAAGCGGAAAGTAATGAAGAGAAAGTCTCAATTTTAAGAAAGAATGATAGTCGTCCACTCAGAGATATTCTAGCTCTAATGTGTGACGCAAGATGGACTTTTGATTTGCCCAGTACTCCACCACCATACAATGAGTCTGTGATCCATGAGTCCCATGGTATGTTGTATCGTGAAATGCGAAAGATGCCGTACCTCGTGACTCAGATGAAAGATGGCGCTAACTTAAATCGATTGAAGAAAGAAGCTATGTTTATTCAGATGCTTGAGACTATTGATCCAGATGACGCTAAACTGCTATTGAGAACTATAGCAAAAGAGCCATATCCAGACCTTTCTCCTGAAGTTATTAACGAAGCATTTCCAGGTGGAATAGTTGAGCCAATAGCAGTTAAGCGAGGTCGTGGTCGACCTAAGAAGAACGAGTCATAGGAACGTAGCATGAGTAAAAGTAAAAGTAAGAAATTTCGTGAATGGGTTGATGAAGATTTTGATGCTAAAAAAGATACCAAAAGGTATGATAAAAGCAAGTCTGATATCCAGAAAGCGAGAAAAGAGAAGCGGAAGAGCCGAGACTCTTACTAACAATTATATAATTGGAGATTGAAATGAAGCACCTTTCAGTAATGTTTTTATTATCAGTGATGTCACTATCTTCGTTCGCTACAGCGGGTGATCCAGATGCGGGTAAAGCACGTTCTGCTTCCTGTGCTGGTTGTCATGGAACATATGGAATCAGTAATAGTCCTATGTTTCCTAATCTAGCTGGTCAGAAAGAACTCTATCTTGTGTCTGCTCTTAAGCAGTATCGTGATGGAGTACGAAATAATCCTATGATGTCAGGAATGGCAAAAGGGTTATCTGATGCAGATATCGCTAACATAGCCTCTTACTACTCAGACTTAAAGCAGGATTGATTATGAAAAATCGTAGAGCCGATTTAATCGCCACATCAATGTCCTATATGCAAGCTCAAGCGGGCAAGCACAAAATGAATATTGATGTATTATTAGACAATTCAGTTGGTGTAGCAGAGCATCCAGATATCATGGAAACCATTGAATCTGAGCTAGAGAAGATGACCGAGTACTGTGACAAGTACGAAATGTTAGAGAAGTACTTTAAATAGG